CCCGGAGATGCAGGCGGAACTGGACCGGCTGAATGACCTCGAGCCCGAGCCCGAGTCCGAGTCCGAGCCGCCGGCCTCCGAGGGTGAGGATGACACCCCAGTTTTGGGGACAATCCCGACCCCGAAAACCCAGCCGGTAGGTTCGCTGGGAGGGGCGGGGATCACCAACGTGGTGGATGCGGTGCAGAAGGCCGCGTTCCGAGGTGGGCGGCCTGAGAGGGTGTTCCGGTACATCATGGGGGGCTTGATGCCCTGGCACATGCTGCCTGGCGACGTGCAGGCGGCCCTGGTCAAGGGGACGGTGCAGCGGCTGGGGGACGCCGACCGGGTGGGCCGGTGGATCAAGTTTCTGGAGGGGATGAACTATCCCATGAGCACCGAGCGGGTCAGCAAGATTCTGCGGCTGGCCTTCGCCTTTGAGGCCCTGTCCGAAGCAGTGGGGTAGCATGGCCATACGGTATCCACGAGAAGGTAATCCGCTCTATCCGTTGCCGCCCAACTACCATCGGTTGAGCCCCGAGGAGCAGAAGGCGGCACGGTTGAACGCCCTGGAGCTTCAGGAGACCCCTGAGGACGTGGTCATCGCATGGGCTTTTTTTCGCTGGCACTACCTGCGACCCAAGGAATGCCGCTGGTACAAAAACTACAAAGAATCACCCCCGCTGCACTACAAGATGATCGAGGACCTGGCCGGGCACCAGTTGAACGCCTGGGCCGCCCCGCGCGGGTTCGCTAAGTCCACCGTCATGCGCGAGATCGCCATCATGTACGCGCTGACCAGGCCGGACTTCGTGGTCTCTATTGTGCAGGCCACGGACAGGAAAGCACGGGCCTCCCTGCGGATCATCATGCGCTGCCTGGAACGCAATCCCCGCATCCTGGAGGACTTCGGGGTGCTCAAGCCACCCCGGGGTGCCCGGCCGTGGAGCACCGAGGGACTGGAGCTGCCCAACGGGTCCATGATTTCGTGTGGCAGTATCCGGGGGGCGCTGCGTGGCGACCGGCCCGACATGATCCTGGTGGACGACCCTGAGTACGACGAGGACCTGGACCAGGACCAGAGCGCCCTGCTGGACGACTTCGAGACGCTGCTGTTCCAGACCATCATCCCCATGCTGGAGGAGGGCACGGCTCTCTTCTGGATCGGGACTATGATTTCACGGCGTTCGTACCTGTGGAACATCGTGGAGGGGGACGATCCCCGGTTCAAGTTCTTCCACCGGCGCAACATCGCCATCGTGATGCCGGACGGCACCAAGGCGTGGGAAGCCAAGTGGAACGACGAGCGAATCGCCGAGCTGCGGGCCATACTGGGCGAGGCGGCCTTCAACAGCGAATACATGAACATGCCCGGCTCGGGGGCTGAACGCATCCTCAAGATTCACCCGGAGCTCTGCACCTACCGGGTGGAGGGGGGCAGCCCCGAGAAGGAGGATCATCCGCTTCAGTCCAGTGCCACCCTGGTGTATGCGGAAGGCTACAAACAGGAGAACGGCCAGGTGCGGTGCATCGAGCAGCGCAGGCCCTTCGGGGAATGGGCCTCCAACCTGTATCGGATTATCTGTGTGGACCACGCCCGCAAGGTGAAGAGCACGGCCGACGACTCCTGCGTGGTGGTCATGGGCTTCGACCAGGACGATACCCTGTGGGTGCTGGACATCTTTCTGGGCAAGGTGAGCAGGGAGACGCTCACGCGGGTGGTGTTCGACATGGCCATGCGCTGGGGCGTGCGGGTGATCGGCTCGGAATCCATCTCCATCGAGGAGGAGACCACCAACCAGATGGCCGCCCTGCTCAGCCAGATGGCGGCGGGCACGGGCTGGATTCCCAAGGTGGTGCCCATCAAGTACGCCAGGTCGGACATCCGCCGGCCGGTTGCGCCCAACCAGCGCAGCAAGTCGGACAGGATCGCGGGGCTGGAGTGGCGGTTCAACTCCTATCGCATTAAGTATCCGGCGCACCGCAAGCACGAGCCCGCCGTTTACCAGTTGTTTTTTCAGACAGAACAATTTACGATGGACTTGAGCCTGCTACGCCACGACGATGCGATTGACACCGTGGCCATGCACCAGCACCTGGTCCGGCGGAAGGGGACTGCCGGCACCAGGAAGGTGGCTCGACTCAAGAATGCGACGGACATGCTGCGTTCCGGGGAACTCTTTGACGAAGCCTTGGGGATTCCAGTGCTGGATGCGGTCGGTTTTGACCGGCTGAGCATCGAGGACTTGAACGTGTTGATGGACCGCAAGTACGCGGAGGCCGGCTTCGACAGCGAGCAGCAGGAGATCGACGATTTCTACGAGCTGGTTCGAGGGGGAGCTTACCAGTGGAACTGATCGGTGCTTTGGCGTGTTTGGGGGCCGCCTTGTTGATGGCCTGGATGCTCTCCGTAGCGATGGCCGACAACACCAGGCTTCGCAGGGAGAACTCGCGGATGGCGGGAATGCTGGCGGCTATCGAGCTGTCCAAGGAGGCCCTGCCGATGGGCCGGATGCTGGCCATCAAGAGCCTGGCGGAGGGGTGGAGTCAAATCCCGACCCCGAAAACCGAGGAGGAGCCGCGGGAACCGCCCGAGGCTGTCAGCGTCGAGCCGGGCGTGACCGTCAGCAGTGTTCTGTAGGATGGGGGCGTGTAGGACGGGGACGTGTGGGACGGGGACGTGTAGGGGGGAACCGGGGTGATTCAGCTTCCGAAGTCTAGCGCGGATCGGATGGCGGTACTGGATCGGATGGCTTCGGCCGCCGAACAGTACGCCAACATCCACAAGTGCCGCTGGCTCATCGACCACTATTGGATGATGGGCTACCGGGACCTCCGCATCAACTATGCGACCGGGCAGGTGGACGCCCGGCTCTCCAATCGAGAGGACAGCTCCGGCCAGCTTCAGGTCCTGTATGAGGATGCGGTGGTCAAGCTCCAGAGTGAGATGGGCCGCCTGCTGCGTATGGACATCCGGCCGGCTACTCATCGACGGGGCTTCGGGCTGAGCGCTCTCCAGAAGGCCAGCGCGGGCCGAGCCATCCTGGACTACCTGACGGCGGCGGTGGACTGGGAACAGCTCAAGCTGGCCAAGGTGTATCACAACTGCATGTTCGGGATGAGCGGGACCTCCGTGTGGACCAAGCTGTCCCAGGCGGGCCTGCCCCCGGTCGAGGAGGGCGAGAACACCATCATCCTGGACCCCAAGGTGGCCCTGGAGGTGGTGCCCCCCTGGCAGCTCTACCCCATTCCACACAATCCAACCAGTTCTACCGAGGTGGAGGGCGTGCGCCGGGCGCGCTGGGTGCCCCTGGACTGGGCCAAGGACCGTCGTGAACTGAGCATCTCCTCCGATGAAGCGAAGATGCGCGTGCGGGAGGCGGCCTACGGCTTCAAGCCTAACGGGGTGACCGGGATCAGTGCGGGGCCGTTGTCGCCCAGCATCAACCCGATGGGACCGGAGACCGACTTCAGCGGGTCGAGAAGCAAGGGACGGAAGGGCGTCACCAAGACGGAAACCAAGTATGTGCTGCTGGAGGAGTTTTTCCTCTTCAGGGACGAGCCCGAACAGCTCCGCTCCTACACGGTCAAGATCGGGGACCATGAGGCTCTGCACGAGGATTATACGGACTCGGGCGTCTACATGCCCATCGGCCGCAGCACGTATCATCCGATTGGGGGGTTCTATGGCCGGTCGTTCGTGGAGATTCTGATCCCCATGAACGCGGCGATGGAGCGCATGGCCTCCAACCTGTTTCAGAACATTGAGGACCTGGACCTGTTCGGGGCGCTGCTGGTGCCGCAGATGTGGGGGATCAGCAAGCGGGAGTTCCTGGACCGGCGGACCAAACGGAAGGTCCTGTTCTACCAGCCGGATCTGACCCTGCCGGAGGCCAAGGCGGATCGGATTCAGCCGGCCAACATGGGGGACGCCCCCGGCAAGACCCTGGCCTTCGCCAACAGCCTCATGGACCGGCTGGCCAACCAGAGCGACCTCCTGCGGGGGGACGCGCCGGGTCGGGTGGATTCGCAGACCGGGCTGTCCTTCCTTCAGGAGACCAGCCAGATTCCGCTGAGCGTGCCGGCCGGTAGCATCGCGGGGGACTTCAGCCAGGTCTACCGGGTGCTGCTGTCGCGTGCTCCTGTTCTGTTGAGGGGCCGCAATTCGGTGCCTCTGATGGGCTTGGACGACAGCATTGTGGGCCTCAAGGTGATGCCTAACAGCGGGGAGATTCAGCTCGACCCCAGGAGCTTCCCCGCGCCCTTTGAGGTGGACGTGGACATCCGGGACAAGCTGCCCGTGCTGCCCGCCGTCCGTGAAGAGCAGCTCAAGGAGTCCCTCAAGCTGGGGCTCATCACGCCGGACGACTTCCGCTTTACGGTGTGGAAGGAGAACCTGGACTTCCCGGTGGGCCGGGAGGCGGATCGGGAATCCTACCGCAAGGCTCTCATGCAGGTGGTGCTGCTGTTCGGCGACGGCGAGGAGCCCGGCCAGGTCGTGTGGAGCACGGAGGCGGACAACCCGGACATTCATCTGGTGGTGATCGCGGGGTTCATGGCCCGGCCTGAGTTCCAGTTCGCGGGGGCCAAGGTGCGGGATGCGTTTGAGCAGCTCAAGACGACCTACATGCGCATGAAGGGCATAGGCTACCCGCAGCAGCTGCCCTACCCCGAGGAGGCCGCCCAGATGATGGGGGCCGGGATGGGCCAGGGTCCACCGGGCATGGGCGGCATGATGGGCGGCATGATGGGTGGTATGGCAGGTGGTATGATGGGTGGCATGGCGGGTGGCATGGGCGGTGGACCTCCGCCCGGCCCGCCAATGAGGTAGTCGTGGTTTCTTAAATGAGCGGAAAAGAGCGAATTTTCCTGCGCAGGAAATCGGCCATAACAGGAAATCGGCCATAACCGGAAAGGGGAGCATAGATGCCATTTCAGTTGGACAGTGAGGGGAATGTGGTCGCCAAGATCAACGGGGAGGAGAAGAAGTTCAGCCCCGAAGAGTTTGAGCGGCTCCTGGCGGAAGTGCAGAAGGGGGTGGCGGCCAGCCAGAAGTTCGAGGAGGCCGCCCGCATGAGGGCGGAAGCCGAGAACAAGGTGGCCCAGTTCCAGCAGCAGGTTCGGGACTGGCTGGTGGCGGCCGACGCGGGGGACGCGACGGCGTTTGCCCGTCTCCTGGAGCTTCAGGGCGTCACGGGCGAGCGGGCGGCCCGCAAGATGAGGGTGTACCAGCAACTGTGGGACGAGGCCAGGGCGAACCGGAATCGTCCGGTTGAGGAGGAGGACGAGGACGTGGGAGAGGAAGACGACATCCCGACCCCGACACCGGCGCGCCAGAAGCCGGTGGGCATCGAGGACTTGGACCCGAGCCTCCAGGAGCTGATCCGGTCGATCATCGGGGAGAAGCACGAGAAGACCCGGAACCAGGTATTTGCAGAGGCGATTGAAGCTCTTGAAAAAGATCCCGTTCTGGGTAAACTGATGAGTAAGGGGGGT